TGGTTAATGTGTTTTTTAAGATAAGCTAGTTGTAGTTCTGTACCGCCTGCTGGTTGCATTATACCTTTGTTTTACCAAAGATACTCATAGATGCAACTGTTATTTTTTGATTTATTTGTAAATCTTCACCTGTAGTGTCTGTATCATTATTAGCCACATCAGCATCAAACTCAGCTTTGTCAGCATACAGCTTACCTGTTCTTTTATTCTTAACTTCTTCTTCTGTTTTAGCTGGAATAACTGGTACTTCTTTCCCGTTAATTATTACTGTTTTTTGTGTCATTATCCTCTTCCTTGTCTGTTGTACTTTTTATAACACCTTTTCTTACTTTTGTTAAGACTCTTCGTATGACGTCTCAAACGCTTCTTAGGTTTATCTCTAGGAGTAAAATGTTTAAAACTTTGTTTAGCCATTTTCCTGTGATCTGTCTATTAAAGCATAACTTATAGCACCTGATACTTCATTAGCTGTATCTACTTGTAGTTCAATAATATCACTTGCTTCTAAGTTTAGCGATTCTTTAATTAAATTATCTGTAGATTTGTTTAAAACAACATGGCCTATTTGAACACTAGAAGCTCCTGATTTTTTTATAAATAAATCGGTATTTACATTACTTGCAGTATCGTGAACTGCTTGTACATTTTTAATAATAATAGTTGCATCTGCAGGACAGGTTAAAACTGTTGTGATGTTAGTCGTAGTTAAATCAAATGTTTCGCTTTTATATCTTATTGTCATGACATGAAATAGTTAAATGTGTTTTGTTCATTTTTTTGTTCTTCTTGATAAGAAGTGTTTAATTGATTTTGTAAAGTCTCAATAGCTGCATTTATTTGTCTGAAAGTTTCTGTATTAAACTCCTGTGGTGGTTCAGGTAAAAATACTTGTACTTTAGCCATTATCTTCTTCCATCAGGTTGTATGTCAAATCTAAATTGACCAAATCTCCAACTTTCATTCAAACCATCATTTTCTACTTTAACTGCAGCAAGTCTTGCTCTTGCTCTTGTGTCTACTTTATTCGTAGATGAGCTAATTGTAAATGGTCCTAGTGGGGAGCTTCCTTGTGTTTGAGAGGGGTAGTCTCTAGTTGTTATTGTAATTTTTGCATTACCATTAATATATTTAAAATCAGGTATAAATCTTCTAAGTTTTATAAAATATTCCCCATCACCCTGAGCATCTAGATCAAAATCACCTGAGGTTATAAATGCAGGAATTGCAGTCGTTGTGCCATCCGCTAATACTTGGTTAGTCCCTATTTCATGATTAAATACTCTACTTGCACCGTTCGATACTCCCTGAACTGTTGGTGTTGTAGGTGTAAAACTAGCATCAAACTCTGTAGCTATAGGTTGATCAAATAAGTGAGCGCCAGTAAAAGTTGTTCTAGCTAATGAACCTGTAGTCCAAGTTTGTTCTGCATAATTAAAAGTTACTTGTCTATCTATATAACTTGAAGTAGAGGATGCGTAAAACCAAGATATCTCAGAGAATAAAGAATTGTGAGCCGCATAAGTTATTTCTGAACCATTAGCAAAATTAAAACCTGGTGCATTATCGTTAGTTTGAAATACAAAGTCTTCTACTAGCGATGGCAAAGCTTTAACAGTACCATCAAACATAAAGAACCCACCTGAATCTGAAATCCAGTAAACAGCTCCATTAGCATATACTATTGAATGTTGTCCAATGCATCCACAGTTTGAACCCACTTGTCTAATACTAAAAGTAAAAGGAGGTCCCACAAACTGCATAAGGTACGCAGAAGTATCTGTTAAAATTAATATGTAATCTTTTGCTTTTGCAGCACCTACAATTTTGGTACCACTATCTATTCTAAATGAACCCGCAGTGTTAACTGATGTTGCAGTATAATCAGTTAAAGATTCTTGATCTGAGAATCTAATAAACATTTTATCCTGTGTTGATGCTGAACCTATAGTTGTTTCAGTTCCTAAAATAATTAAATGCCTATCTCTATCAGATACCATACTCATAACAGATCTTGTTGGTGCTCCAGATAGTATAGTTGCTCTAGCTGCTATTCCTGATCCTCCATCCGGATCCCATGAGAAAGTAGCTCCGTTTTTAATAGTTGCAATTAATAATTCACCATAATTATCTAAAGACCATGAAGCTGGATCTAGTATTGCATTTGAAGTAGTTCTTGGTGTACCCCAAGTAGAAGCTCCGTATAAACCTGTACCAAAGCCATAACCAAAGGCTTGTTGTAAGGGTCCTATTTTATAGTAAGGTTTACTATCAAGAGTACCATCATTTGTTGCGCCTGTTCCTGTTTCAGCAGTAGGCATTAAAATTGTAAAGGTTGAAGTAGTAGGTGCTAGTTGTACTTCAAATAAAATATCATCAAAGTCAGTAGCTGTATAATTTGTTTGACCACCTGTAAATGATCCGGCATTGTCAAAAGTTAAAAGATCACCTGGCTCTAGGTCGTGAGCCGTGGGTGTTGTAATTGTAACCGTTGTTGAACCATTAGTTGTAGTAATGTCACATCCGGTTTTTGCTAAATTTGCATCAAAAGGTGTAACGTCATAGTAGTCATCCCCATTGTAAATATATAAAATTTTGTTTGTACCGATAGCTAAGAATTTTCTGCCATCTAAATCAGCCCAAGTATGTGAAGCACGGCCCGCTCCTACAAGTTTCTTGTCCATAATTTCTGCCCAGCCACCTATTTTTTCAGGCATTCCATATCTGAATCTTACAAAATCACCATCTACCCATTGGTTCTCAGCCCCTGAGTCCGATGCTTGTTTATTAAAACCTGGTTGAAAGTTTACTTTTTGTAATGACATGCTTGAATTATACACTATAAGCGTATATCTATAAAGATTAGGCTATTTTGGTAGTATTATATTCCACTCTAGCTTAGATAGCAAATCTTGTAAATGCACCTCTTTTAGTTTATTTTCTTTTAAATACTGATGAAGTTCCTCGGTATCTACTACAATAAATTGATCTTTCATATCAAAGACCATTTTATCTGCTTTGCTTTTAAAACTACCTATTTTAATATTATTTTTTAAAGGTCTTAAATCAAATTTTAATAATTGATTCAATCTATTTTTAAGAATACCTTCCACATCCCAAAGTTCTTTTTGTTTTTGATTCAGTGTTGCGTACGTAATGTCTGATAAAAATCCTAGTTTTTGTAGCATATAAAAACCTGTTTATTAGGTAGTATATCAGATTGTTGGTAAATTCAAAAGATTTTAAAGTAAGGGGATTTCGAGGTGGGTCCTCCCCCTACAAGCTTACAGTGTAAACTATTTTTTAGATTTTGTCAACTTAACACCTTTAAACCAAGCAGGTGCGCCTAAGATAGGTCTTTTATCTAAGTAATTTTCTTTAGATGTCTTAGAACTATATTTGTTATAATGTAGAAATACTTGTCCACAGTTTTTACCTGTAAATTCTTCACGCCAATGTTCTAAATCACAACCAGAATAAATTAACATATCACCTGGTTCAAGATCAACTTTGATACCAGCTTGACCTTTTCTACCTGTTGGGTCTAAATATATTGGCCACTTGTCACCACCTAGATTTAGTGTTGTAGAAATCTCACATGAATATCTATCTTTATGACGAGCTAGGACATCACCTTCTTTATAAATTCTTGCATAAGAATATGTCTCTGATAATTTTATACCTGTGTGTTTTTCCATAATAGGTTTAACTTGTTGAAGTAATGTCTCCATTGCAATGTCACTATAGTGTGAATAAGTATTAGGCACTTGTTCATCATTCCATACCCCAAAATATTCTGTAAAGGGAGACAGGTATTTTTGATCAAATAAAAATCTTGCAACATTTCTTTTGTTTAAAAAATATTTATAAACAAATTCTGCAAGTTCTGGTGAGATAGCTGATTTTAGTACTGTGTATTTATTTTTCTTGAACGACATTTAATACTCCTTTTGGTATTGCTTGGCAGTTCCAATGTATAAATCTAAACGGATCATAACCCATATCAACAATGTATTGATGTGGCATATATGATGGAAAGAATATCATTCGACCTGGTTTAACTTGATAATTTATTGCTGAACTAGCATAAGTTACTTTTGATTTATCTAACTCTGGTAACAAATTCATTACATTCCCTGCTCTTGGATCTTCAAATAAAGGTAGTGATGTTTTCTCACTAGCTTTTAAAAAATAAAAACCTGAGATATGACTATTCCAATGCGTATGTAAAGTATGGTGTCCGCCACCTTTTTTAGCAAACTCTTGTACCCACATTTCTGTAGTAAACAATTGATGACCTGACATATCAAAACCCATTTCAATTAATAGATTATGGGATGTTGCACCAATATAATTTTGTAATTCTAAAAAGTCAGGATCACCAATTAAAGATGTAGAATGGAATACATGACCCATGTCTCCTTTATCACCAAACTTTTTATTACGTTTATCTATTGCTGGCTTTAAAATTTTTTTAGATGCTTCAATATATTTATCGGATGCATCGTTTAATTTTTTTTCAAACTCTGGTGCATCTGCAAACCAGATTGGACATTTAAAATAATCTTCTCTATTTAATTGAATAGGGTAAGTAACTTTAGTTGGTTTCTTTATTTTTTTTTTCTTCTTTTTCATATTTCTACTTTATTGAAATGGGTATCCTAAATTCCAGATAACCAAACTGTTTCGTTCACCACTTTTAACTGGACATACTCTATGCCATACAAAAGAAGGAAATACAACCAATGATCCTTTAGGGAGTATCTCTGTACATTTTTTAACGTTTCTTTTTTTATCTGGATCTAAATTTCTAAAATCAAATTCTAATTCTCCACCCTTATAATCTTTTGGGTCTGATAGAGTAACCGTTACAGATAATTTTCTAATTTTTCCATGTGTTGGATCACCTTGTTGTCTTATATAAGGTTGATCCCAGCTATCACAATGCCAATCATAATACTGGCCTTTTTTATATTTTGTAAATTGACAAGACTCAGAATAATCCCAATTAAAATTCCAACCAGCACTTGCGTTTGCTTGATGTATATAAGGTTGAATTTCTTTATAAACCCATCTATCATTCATCCAAACAATATCTGAATCTCTTTTCTTTTTTAAATCTATAAGTTGTTTTTTATTTAATTTTTTATCACCATAACCACCCGTGAATGCCATTTGTTCTTGTAACTGTTTTCCGTATTTAGAAATGTCATCGCAGATATGTTCTGGAATTGCTGATTTAAAATACCAATAGTAATTTGTTAAATTCATAATATGTCTTTATGAAAATGTTATAAATGATTTAAAAATATTTGTAAAGTATAATTAAAAGAATTGATCTAGATCAATTTACAAGTATAATTATGCGGATACCCAAGCTAGTGCTGATGCATCCCAATTGAAATTATTTTGTGGGTCTTCGTGATCTGTTGCAGTCCATTTTAATCCTGCTTCGTTCCAACTTATTGAATAAACTTTATCTGTGTCATAAGTTGTAATCGTTGGATAAGTTACTGGCGCTTGCCAATCGTCACTAGCATCTAGTGTCCATGAAGCAAAAGGTTGTGGACTTAAAAATTTATCTTTTACAGAATCATATACATGACCTGTTCCACAATATAATTTTCTGAAATTATTATTGTAAGAAGTCTGTTTCCAGATTCCACCTTTGAAAAAATTAATACACCATGTTTCTCCATCAACATGCATATCATTATCTCCTAATGGTCCAGCTGCTGTCGTAACATCGTTACCTACAACTACTACTCTTTCAACAATCTGATGAGAGTCTGATGTGAATCCTGTTGGATCTGTTTTTACTTTTAGTTCTGCGAAATGTGCCATATTTTTATAAATTATCCTATTGTTAAAGTTCCTGAAACTGTAAATGTTGCAGTTTTACAACCTCCTGGAGTTGTTGCTGTTGCATTAGTTCCTGGAGCTACACTAAATGTAACTGCACTTGGACCTCTGACAACCACAACTCCTGACCCACCAGCTCCGCCAGCACTTCCTGAACCTTCAGTTCCTGGAGCAGATCTACCACCACCTCCGCCACCAGTGTTAGTACTTCCTGCAGCTGCACTTGTTCCACCTGCACCACCACCTCCAGCTCCACCTGCACCTCCAGGTGTATTAGAAGATCCACCACCACCTCCACCACCAGCGTATGTTGTAGCCGGTCCTAAAATTGTATTTGGTGCACCTGCACCTCCAGCTCCACCAGAACTTGAACTACCTCCAGCACCAACAGCGGTTGCTCCACCACCTCCACCACCACCATAAGATGGAGCAGAACCCGAGGCAGCACCTCCATTATTTCCTTCTGGAATTGTAAATCCACCTGCATTACCTGTATTAGCACCAGATGGAGACCAAAGTCCTCCACCACCAGACCCACCTGGTAAACCCTGTCCACCAGCTCCCCCACCACTTGATGTTATTGCGTCTGTTAAATCTGTTCCTGGCGCATTAAAACTTGAGACACTTCCAGTTGAACCGGGTGCCGGTGTACCATAACTTGTGTGTCCTACACCGCCTCCACCAACTACCACTGCAAAAGAACCTGGTGTTAAACCTAAAGCTGCTCCTTGAAGAGGGGCTGGTCCATATCCTGAAGCTCTATAACCTCCAGCTCCACCTCCACCAGCTCTATTACAACCAGCTCCACCACCACCTGCTACTACTAAATAATCTACGTCAACAGGTAATACTTCTCCTCCAGCACCAAATCCGTTTATTGATCCTGCTCCAAATGTTGATTTTAAAGGCATATTTTTATTCTCCTTTTATTACGCAAACTGTGTTTGCGATGCAAGAACTGTAAACGTTGCGCTTGCAGTTTTAATAATTGTATATGTATAACTATCTAATGAACTTGCATTACCTTCAGTGGGGGCTGCTCCGCCTTGCCATTCTGGAGTAACACTCGATCCATCAATTTGAAATGCTGAATTGTAATAAGCTGTAGCACCTTGAGAAACAATGTGCGCAATAGTAATTGACTCACCTGTGTCCATGATTGAGTCCAATGAATTTGATCCATCACCTCTAACATTTAAAGTCCAGTTACCTGATGCATCTGTTGTAAAATTCCATACTGCTTGTGTTAAAACATCATAGTTAACAGTTCCTGTAGCAGCCGTTGCTTCAGTTGTAACTTTTTCTGCAACACTTTGAATTTTACCTTGACCATTAAAAGTTGTTCTACCAATTCCTTTTGGTGTAATATTAAAATCAATATTAGTGTCACCACCTGTAGCAGATACTTCAGGTGCATTACCTGTTGCTGCGTTTGTAACTGTCAATTCATTTACTGCTGATGCAGTAGTTGCAAATTTAACTTGCTCTAAACCATTTTCATCACCGATGAAAT